TATGTTCTTCATCCAGGAATTCGGAAAATTCTTCATCCCCCTGGATCACATAATCATCTTTTTCCTTCCCCAATGGCAAATCCAATCCCCATTCATTCAATGATTCCTGATCCCATTCATTTGCAATAATATCCCAATCCCATTCGCCAAATCCGACATTATCTTTCACAATGAATTCCGCTTTTTCTTCTTCAGATAGATTGATTGCAATCTGAATCGGGATTTCATTCAATCCTGCGCGAATGGCTGCGCGATATCGCATATTTCCACCCAAAATGATTCCTGCTTCATCCACGATAATCGGGCGCAATGGCAGCATCCATGGCGCGCTTTTGATTGATTTCACTAATTGTCGAAATTTTTCATCCTTAATCAATCGCGGATTCCCTGGATTTGATTTGATCTGATCCTTTTGAATCTGAATCATTTCGCTGATTTTCACTTCCTGATCGAAGATCATCATGGAATTGATATTCACATCCTGCCCGAAAATTTTCATTTTTTTAATTGCCATTGATCATCCATTTGATTAATTGGGCCAATCCATATAATGCCAAGATTCCACCATATCGGTAAAAGGCCATAATCATATGATGCTGCTTTAAATATGATCGATGCGATACGGATTCCTGCCAAAAAAGAAGGGCCACAATAATTCGATCACCAATCACAAAAATGATCCATATTGGCAGCAATAAGAATCCACCAATCATTTTGATTTTTTTCAATATTTCTTTCATATTCCTTTTTTAATATCAGGGCGATGGAAAGGAAAGATCATAAAATGTAGGAAAATTTGATCAAAACCATCGCCCCGATTATATTAATCATCGAATCAAAGGTAGTAAAATTCTCGAATATTCATATTCCTTTGAATTTAAAGCAAAAAAAAAGGATGCACCCCGAAAGATGCACCCCCTTTGAAGGCATTCATTAATCATTAATCATCGATCATGGCCTGCCCTATCTTTGCCAATGATGAATCAGTCAATCCCCTTTTCCCATCCAGGAAAAGATATAATTGCGAAGGATGTACGCCTGATTGCTTTGCCAATTTATTCACTGATTTCGAATTTTCCTTCAGATGATCTTTGATCAGGATTCGGGCCTGAATGCTGATTGCTGCCAATTGCCCTTCACTGATCATTTCGATTTCTTTGATTTCTTTCTTCATATCAATTCAGATTAAAATGGAAGATCATCATCTTCCAAATCATTATTCATTTGCTGAATGGCATCTTCCGCAAAATTCCCTTCAATATTGCCCATCGGCCTGCTGCCATTTCCTGATCCTGATCCTTCGCCAATCCTTTCAATGCGCCATCCCTGAAGCGTATTGAAATATTTTGCTTCGCCCTGGGGATTGATCCATTCACGCCCCCTGATATTCACTGAAACATTCACCAATTCGCCTTCAGCATATTGATCCAATATTGCGCAATTATCCTGATGGAATTCCACCATGATATTCTGCGGATATTCGCTTTGCGTGGCGATTACTACTTCGCGCTTTTTAAATTTATCACTGATCACAACTTCATTCATGATTCTTTTGATAATTCCTTCGATTTTTGCTTCACTCATTTTGATTGATTTTTGATGATATATACTTCATTATTAATTTTATTCAATTGGAAAACTTTTCGATCCTTCGCATTTTCCTTCATTTCAGGGAAAATCATTTGCACAAATTCTTTCGAACTGAAAACCAAATTCCCTTTCTTTCCTGGCTTTCGATTTTTGCCATATAATTTGATGCCATTATCAGAAAAAACAATGCACAGATCACTGCCAATTTTCCCGATCTTAACATTATCATGATCTGAATCGATATCATTTGAAAATGTGCATCCAAAATTGGCCTGCTTCCCTTTTTCCAAATTATACCAAATCGAAATGCTGCATCCCCCCAACATTCTGCCACGCTTTTTTTCATTATTGAATTCAAAGAATTCGATCACATTTTGATTATTCATTTTTTTTATCTTTTGATGGTTAAAAAATTCTTTTTTGCATTCAGCTGATCCGAATATTGATGATAATATTTGCGGCATAATTCCACCCTTTCTTTCATCTGATCAATCACATCCTGATCCCTTTTGAATTCAAATGCTTTAATTCGAAGAACTTCAGGAATATGATCAAATTCCATCTGCGCGCGCACTGCATCATCAAATTCATTCGAAGATTCGATCATCTTATTTTGCCACGCCTGCCGCCTGATTTCATCCTGGATCATATCTTCAGGCGAATTCACCAAACAATATGCAAGGATGGCCCGATCCTTCCCTGCCAAATCCATATATGCCTGAAGCTGATAATAATAATCGCGATTTGGAATTTCATCTTCAAACCATGGGAAAGTATTCCCATCCCATGATGATTTCACATCGATCACCATATCATCATGCAATAAATCAGGCGTACCCGTAAAATGATCATTTTCGAATGATTCTTCATTCTTCTTTAGATTGAAAAGGCCATAAACGCGGCCGAATAATTCGATGGAATCATCTTCGCATTCATTTCCCTTATCCATTGCCTTCGACCAAAAAACCTTCTTAATGCCGAATTTTTCCTGAAGCAATGCTTCCTGCACCCTGGAAAGGGCCGATTTGCTGATTTCTTCTGATTTGGATCGCGGATTAGTCATGATTTTTCCGATTTGCGATGCCCTTTCTTTATATTCTTTCATTTTCCTACTTTTTTAAATAATTATCATTGATTTCTTTGATCCATTCTTCCTTCAGATCATAATCTTTGATCAAAGAATTTGGATCATATTCGCCTTTTTCAATTGCCTGAAGGGCCTTCACATATTGCGATTCAGTAAGGGCCTTTTTTTTCGGCTGATGCTGCTTTGCAATTGGCTGAATTTTCTGCGGCATTGCCTGATCATTTGAATGCAATGAATCCGCATCATCGATTGCGCCCGTAGGAATCATGAATGCATAAAGCAATGCATATTTCAGCGCATAGGTAGTGGCCTTTCCTGCGCTTTTATCCTGGGAATCCACCCCATGCCCATATCCCTGAATGATCTTTGATTCGCCTGATTCATGCAATAATTCATATCTGCATAATGCTTCAGTGAAAATCGATTGCTTTTGCTTTGCCTGGCCATTCCATATTTCTTCCCATCTTTCGATTTTTACTGATGGAATGATTTCAATTGGCAAAATGCATAATCCTGCCCTTTCCATTGCATCCCCCACGATCTTTTTTACATCCTTATCCGCCACGCCTTTATATGAATTATTTCCTGCGCCCACCTGAAGATTTTTTTCAATCCCCTTCACTTCGCGCATAACCTGGATAATGGCCTGCGGCAAATTTGCAGGCCTTTTGATTTCAGCTGAATGATCAGCTTTTTTTGCTGCCGCGCGATTTGGCGCGGCTTTGCTTTGATTTTCCATCTTTCCTTTTTTTGATGATTAATAATACGTTAAAAATACTATAAATTTAATAAATAGCAATTTATTGATCCATTTTTATCAATTTTATTTTATGGCGATAATCCTGGATCATTGCTTTGATTTCATCGATTGCATAATGCTTCATGATATTGATCTGCGAATCCAATGCTTCCAATCCATCTTCCCCAATCCGCTTCACGATATTTTTTCTATACATCGCGCCATTCCCATGCAGATGCCGATTGCAGTTCACGCATTGCGCATGGCAATTCAATTCTGAAAATCTTAATTCAGGGAATCTTCCCACCGAATAAAGATGGCCTGCATCATATTTTTTCCCCAATGGCCTTTCGCATGATGCGCAGGGCAATCCGCGATCCCTTTCCCTGATGAATTCATTGAAAACCTTTTGCAATTTATTGCGCCAATCTGATGCACTCATTAATTCAATGCGCTTTTCCTTTTGCCATTCCCTGATTTCCTTTTGCTTCTTTTGATTTGATAATTCGATGGCGCATTTCCATCCGCATACCAACTGAAGCGAATTTCCAGGAATGAATTGATCTTTGCAAATCCTGCATTTTTTGCTTTTAATCTTCATCTGCATTGCCATTTTTAATGCATCCGAATGCGCGAAGCATTCCAATATATGATCGATAGCATTCGGCCCTGCGCCATCTTTCGCGAAGGGATTGATTTCCGAAATTCTTCTTTTGCTTTCTTAATCGATTTTTATTCATTGCCTTTTGATTTTTCTTCCTTCAATTTATTGATCATTCTTTCATGGGATTCCCACATTTTTCGTTCTTCAGATCGCATCGAATGATCATTGAAACGATTTGCCAATTGCTTTTCAGCATGATGCATCATCCTGGATTCGCTATATTCAGAAAACCAAATCAAAATATCCACCATATTCAGCGCGCCATATAGCTTCCCAAATTCGCCCCTTTTGGCCTTTCTGAAGATCATTCCGATTTCCACCATATTCATGAAATAATAATTGGAATATATTTCAATGGCGATTTCTTTGATTTGATTTTCATTCAGATGATTATTCACATTCACTGCCTGATTCAATGAAACCAAATGCAATTCGATCACTGCCAAAATTGAATCCATTCCCAAATGCTTTGAATAAAATGCAATTGAATTCGGATCGCAATCGATTGCCTTTTGAATTGAATTCACTTCCCTGAATTGCATCAGCATTTGCCGCGGCTCATATTTTTGAATGAATTCCTGCCGATCAACTTTGATCAATCCATTTTCCTGATTTTTTTTAATTTCCCCCATTGATTCTATTTTTTAATGATTCCATATATTCCATGCTGATTCCCTGATTTTTCTTTGCCGCCTGGGAAAGCTGCTGATCCTTTTTCAAATCGAAGAATCCCTTCCATCCATTAATGATCGATTGTTCAATGATCTTCAATGCAATCCCTTCATCACCATTCGATAATTTATGCAGGCCATTGATTGCGATTTGCTGCGATTGAATTGATTTGAATCTGAATTTGAATTCTTCCTTTTTATATTTCAGCCATCCTTCCCAAAACTGAAGAAAGGAATCCGAAAAAGGATTCAGAAATTCATTATCATTTTCCTTTCCATTATCAATTTCATTATCATAATCATAATCATTCACATTATCATTATCATTATCATTATCAGCATCCTTTGCATTGCTTTGCTTCCTTTTGGATGCATTTGCATCTTTTGCATCTTTTGCATCATTTGCATTCCATCTTTTTGATGCAGCTTCGCTTCGCTTTTCGCAAACCTTTTCATATTTCTTCAGATCGATTTGAAATTGATTCTTAAAAAATTGAAAGGCCATGAATACTTCCGATCCTGGATCAATTTCTTTTCCTTCGATTTGAAATTCAAAAATGGCCCTGAATAATTGGCCCATTTGATGATCATTCAATTGGCTAATCGGCCCATAAAATGATTTGTAGATGATAAAACTTTCCTTTTTTTCCATGATGATTTTTTGCGTTAAATATAAAAATTTTTATAAGCATCCAAATTTTTGCCATTGATTCAATTGAAATTCCACTGCATCATAAACCATCATTTGCGATGATATTCTTTGCCTTAATCCTTCCAAATATTCCTTCAATTCATTCTGATCAGCTGCCACATAATATCCATTTGATGATGCGCATAATCCATTCACCAATCCATTTACGCGAATATGATTGATGATCTTTCGCACCCTGGAATCAGGAATTTTCAGATTCCATTTTGGATTTTCATGGAATGCCTTTTGGATCGCTTTATTTGTGATCGCATTTGCCTTTCCTTTTTTCCCTTTTAATCCTACCACAAAGAAAGGAAGCAATTTCACTTCTTCATCTGATAATTCTTCCGTATATTTTTCAAATCCTTCGATCATAATTATTTTTTTTTTGATTCATTTTTGATTGAATAATGATGCATAATTTGCCATCAATCACTTCTTCCCGATAATTCATGGCATTTTCAGGATCATCCCAATCTCTTTCCATATGATATTGCACCACGCCTGATCCAATTGGGAATCGATTCCATTCCTTTCCGCTTTTCATTGAATGCCATGCTTCCTGAAAGGCCCTTTGAAGATCAGCATAATCAGAAAATTCCACTTCCAAATTCAGATATTTTTTTGATGCCTTCATAATGATTTGATTTTGGATTGAAGAAGATTGATCATTTCCTGATATGCTTCTGATTCATCAGGCCTGCATTCGCGCAGGATTATTTTCAATCGGCTGATTTCTGCTTTGATTTTCTTCACCTGATCCGCAGGAATGAATTCATTCTGCATTCCTGGATCATTTGATGCTGAAGCATTTTTGATTGCTTTATTGAAAAAAGCATGAATTTGATCCACTGCTTTCTGATCGATTACATAATTTCCCATGATTTCCTTTTAATTATTTTTGATTATTTCCATTGCCAATTCGCGCACCGATTCAATTGATGCACCTGATTCAAATATTGCATCGATCAGGGATTGAACATCATTTACATCAAATGCGGAATGAATATATCCTTCACTGCTGCATTCTTCGCATGATTCTTCGCGATAACATCCACCGCAGCACATTGAAGCCACCCGATCGCATTCAGGGCCAATTTCCACGCTTCCTTTTCCATTACATTCTTCGCATTCGATGGTGATCCATAATTCATTTTTTCCTTTTTTCATGATTGATTAATTTAATTGAATAATATATTTGATTTGATCGGGCCGCACTTGAAAATCCATTTGCTGATGAAATTCCATTTCCGCATCACTGATTGATTCTGCTTTAATAGTCAGGCCCGATAAAGTTGGTGCATCCTTATCCTGGATGAAATATGCCACATGATAATAATTCATAATTACATTCTTTTAGTTGATTGATACATTTCCATCAAAAGGGATTCGAATGATCGCTTCAATCGATTTTTCGCCATTTCGCTGATTTCGATATCATGATCATATTTGGCATTTATTTCGCCAAATGCTAATCGCCAATTTTCCTGCGATTCCTTTTTCAAATTGATTTTCCTTTCAGAATATCGAATATTTTCCAATAGCTTTTCGGCCGCTGCCAAAAGATTTTCCATTGCCTGAATTTCTTCATTTACATATCGATTCATCAATGCTTTTAAACTTTCATAATTTTCCATTTTTCCTTTTTTTAATGATTAATATTTATGATTGATAATGGATCATATCATGATTGAAATTATCCAAATTCTTTTTCCCCCATTTCACTGCATCTTCATATGCATTTTTTCCGCTGAATACTTTGCGATCAATCGCGAATCCTTTCGCTTTATTCATAAAATTGATATACACCTTTTCCATAATTCCTTTTTTTTGATGATTATTATTTTTTATATCCAATCGATTTTCGAATCCAAATCCACGCCATTTTCAAAATTATCATGATCAGTTCTTCCAAACAATAATCCGATTTTTGATGATCTTTTCATTTCTTTTTTCACTTTGATCACAAATATTCCCCAGGATTTGTGTTCAATGCTTACGATTTGAATATCTGAAAATCGCTTCTTAACTGCTGATTTTATTATGCTTTTATGGATCATGGCCTTTTTTTTAATGATTAATATGGGTTAAAATTACTATAAATTTAACCATATGCAAATTTTATAAGAAAAATATTTCACATATCAATGTTAATAACTGAAAAAAATGTGCATAAAAAAATCCCCTGCCCGATTCAACGGGATCAAGGGGATTAATTGTTTCGCCTTGGCTTAAAGCATTACCATGCAAAGATAATGATTATATGCTAAATTCATTTAATAGGCAATATGTAACATTTGATTGATTCTTCACGAATTCAATGATCTTCCGATAATCATCAATTTTATTGCAGACCTGGCAACCTGCCGACCAACCGCCAATGCGATCTGAATTTTTATCAGGCCCATTG